ATGGGCGCGCCCGGACAATGGCCTGACGATCAACTGGACCTGCTGGCGCCGATCGGACCTCCCGAAACGCAAAAGCCCCGCCCGGCGGCAACCGGGGCGGGGCTTCAAAGCAGTGACATCGGGGGCGACGTCGGAGGCGAGTATAACGCCGAAATCCTGGATTTACTAGCGCCGCAGTCGCCCTTGGATCGGGTGATCACGGTCACCCAGTTCAGCGACGCTGGATCTAGGCGTCAGCTGCGCCACGCGGTCAGTCTGCGCCAGTTCGCCGAGACGATCGCTGCGACCCGCGCCACGGCAAAGTCAGCGCTACCCTGGCTGAAGCTGGCGACGTTCGGAGATGTCCCGACGCCCAAGGGCGCCTTGCGACACGACGCAAACCTGACCGGCATCGACGGCGTCGAAGGAGATTATGACGGCGGCACGGTCAGCGTGGCCGAAGCGGCCGAACGCCTGCGGGCGGCCAATCTCGCGGCCGTCGTTTACACCACGCCGAGCCATACCGCCGAGGCCCCCCGCTGGCGGGTTCTCTGTCCGTCATCTAGGCCCTTGTCACCCGACGCGCGCGACGCGTTGACCGAACGCGTCAACGGCGCGCTGGGCGGCATCCTGGCCCCGGAGTCCTTCACCCGGTCGCAAGCCTACTATTTCGGCGCAGTCGGGCAGGGCTTGGATCACCGCGTCGAAGTGGCCGATGGGCGCTATATCGACGAGGCCGCAGATATCCCGGGGGAGGGGCGTCGACCCGAAAAGCCGGTCGCCCCTGAAGTCGTCGACCTGCTGGCGGACGATGACGACTACCTGGCGTGTTTCCGTACCGACTGGGCCGAGATCGACGCGGCGTTGCCGTTTATTCCTGCCGATGAGCGTGACGTCTGGTTGCGCGTCGGCATGGCATTGCACAATGAAACCGGCGGTTCAGATAAGGGCTTCGAACGCTGGGCCGCCTGGTCGCAGGCTAGCGAGAAATACGACGACCGGGATCAGCGCCGAACGTGGCAGTCATTTGGCGGCCGCCGTCGCGGGGAGCCGGTCCGACTGGCGACGCTATTCGACCTGGCTAAGTCGCACGGCTGGAAGGTCAAAACAGCGACGGTTGTCACATCGAGCCGCCTCACGTTCCTCAGCCCTGGCGAATGTGAGGCGACCCCGTCCCGCGGATATGTCGTCAAAGGCATCCTGGCGCCCGGTGACGTCGGGTGCATCTTCGGGGCTCCCGGCGCAGGTAAGTCCCTGATCAGTCCCCATCTGGGCTACGCGGTCGCTCAGGGGCGTGCAGCCTTTGGAATGCGGACTAAACCCGGTCGCGTCTTCTATGTCGCCGCCGAAGATCCGCACGGGATGCGCGGTCGCGTGACAGCCCTGAAGATGCGCCACGGTGACGCCGAAGGCTTTACTCTGGTCGAAGGCGTCAGCGATTTATTGGCTGAGGACTCCCCGGACTTGGCGGCCCTGACCGAAGCGGTCGAGGCACAACGGCCGGCGCTGATCTTCTTGGATACGCTGGCGATGGCCTTCCCCGGCCTCGAGGAGAACAGCGCCGAGGCAATGGGGCGTGTTGTGGCGGTCGCCCGGTCGCTGACAAAATGGGGCGCCGCGGTGGTCCTGATCCACCACGACACGAAGGCTGAAGGGAAGACGCCGCGCGGTCACTCTCTGCTGAACGGCGCGCTCGACATGGCGATGCACGTCAGCCGCGACGAGTTCGGAGTCGTCCGGGGGACCCTGACGAAGAACCGGAATGGCTCATGCGACCGTGACATTGCCTTCACGATAGCGACTGAAACGCTGGGCCAGGATGAAGACGGCGACTTGATCACCGCGGCGTTGACTGACGAGCTGCCGGTAGGCGCGGCGACGCGCCCTGAGAAGATCACGCCATCGAGGGCCGCGCTCGATACCTTGGACAGACTGGCGGACAAGTCCGGACAGAGTCCGGGATGGGTCGACGAGGCTCAATGGCGGGCGGCCTGCCTCGTCAACCGCGCCGTTTCAGGTGCGGCCAGTGAGGAAAGCCGGAAGCGCTCGCTCAGGCGGATCATCGAGGCGCTGACAGGTGCCGGGCGCATCGAGTTCGATGGGGGGCGGGTGCGCCAGGTCATCGACACTGACGACGGGTTGGGTCCGTTTACGGGGAGCGATCATGCTGCGGCGTAGGGCGGACTCTGTCCGGACAGGGGCGGACTTTGTCCGTTTTCCCATCGCTGGGGGGCGGACGGACCGGACTCCCCCTTTAGGGAGTCCGTCCGCCCCGCTGGGCCGTCCGAGGAATGGTGAAGCAGTGGGTCCCTTTGGCGGCCCGCCCCGTCGCGGGGAACATGGACCCCGTTTTTTCGCTCGCCTCAGATTTTTTTACAGCCGTTTCCGAGGGCCTGCGACATGAGCGATGAAGTAATCGACTTGCTGGCGCCATTCGAAAGCGCGCCGGTCGTCGCGTCTGAGCCTGAGCTTCACACGCTCCGATGTAGCCGCGCCGAACTGGCGGCCTTCCTCGGGCTCACGACGAGGCGGATCAATCAACTAGTGGAAGATGGCGTTCTGCCGCAGGCCCCGCGCGGCCGCAGTGCCTACAATCTGCGTGAAGCGGTGCTCGCTTATGGAACGTATCTAAGTGAGCGCAGCCGAGGCCGCCTCGGCGATGGCGATCCGTTGAAGGCTGAAAGGTTGCGCCAGGCGAAAGAGGCCGCCGACAAGCTGGCGCTGCAGAATGCGCGCGCTCGCGGCGAACTGGTCGAGGCTGCGGCCGTCGAGCGTGAATGGGGCGACATGCTTCGCGGCGTCCGCGCGGCGATGCTGTCAATCCCCAGTCGCGTAGCCTCACGCCTCGGCACCCTGACGCCGGCCGACGTAGCCGCCATCGATCGGGAAATTCGCGATGTTCTAAGCGATACGGCGGAGGGCCGTTGATGAGCGGGCTGGATCGCATCCGCGCGGCGGCGCTTCGACAACTGGCGCCGCCGCCAAGCATGAACCTGGCCGAATGGATGGAAGCGGAAATGCGCCTCCCCGAAGGGGTGAGCGCCACGCCCGGCCGGATTCGCCTTTGGCCGCCTCAGCGCGGCATTGCGGAGGCCATCAGCGACCCCGCTATCGAGCGCGTGACGTTGATGAAACCTGTCCGCGTGGGACTGTCGACCCTGGTTAGCGCAACGGTCGCCAGTCACATCGCAAACGATCCGGCGCCGATCCTGGTCCTGTTGCCGACGCAGGACGACTGCCGCGACTTCGTCGTGAGCGACCTGGAACCGATTTGTGAGGCGACCCCGTCGTGCGCAGGACTGCTGTCGGGCGAGGGGGAAGAAGGCGGACGCAATACTATTCTGTCGCGTCGCTTCGCGGGCGGTTCCCTGAAGGTCGTCGCCGCCAAGGCTCCGCGCAATCTGCGCCGGCACAATGCCCGAATCCTCCTCATGGATGAGATTGACGCGATGGAAGGGACCACGGAAGGGAATCCGCTGTTTCTCGCGGAACGTCGAACCCTGTCGTTCGCGAACCGGAAAATCATCTCTGGCTCGACGCCGACAGATGAAGCGACGTCGAATGTCGCGCGGCTTTACGCCCAGTCTGATCAACGCGTCTTCGAAGTCCCTTGTCCTGAATGCGGCGCCTTCACTGAGATCCAGTGGGGACATCTCAGATGGGCGGAAGGGAGGCCCGAAACCGTCGCGTTTCAATGCCCTCACTGCGAAGCGCTGATCAGCGAGAAGCATAAGCCCCAGATGGTCGCAGCCGGCGCCTGGCGAAGCACGCGGCCGGAGGTGCGGGGCCACGCGGGATTTCGTCTGAACGCCTTGGTCTCGACCTTGGCGAACGCAGCTTGGCCTAAGCTAGTCGCTGAGTTTCTGGCAGTGAAGAATCGACCGGACGAACTGCAGACCTTCGTAAATACGATCCTCGCCGAAACTTGGTCGCAGGACGGTGAGGCGTTGGACGGCGACTCCCTTGCCGGCCACGCGGAGGATTTCGCGCTAGATCAGGTCCCGGCGGAGGTGATCTATCTGACGGTCGGCGTCGACGTGCAGCATGACCGCCTAGAGCTTGTCTATCTGGGCCACGATGCGGACGGCCTCCCGTATGTCCTGGGCGCCGAGGTGATCAACGGCCGCGCTGACGATGATGCGACCTGGGGCGCCCTGGACGACCTGCTGCGTCAGACGTGGGCACATCCGTTAGGCGGCCGGATCGGCGTCGACGCAGCCCTCATCGACTCGGGGGACGGGGCGACGACAGAACAGGTTTACGCCTTCGCTCGCCCGCGCATCGGCCGGCGCGTGTTCGCCTGCAAAGGCGTAGGCGGATTCAAGCGCGTTCCGTTGGAGCGCAGCAGCACGGTTAAAGGCGTCGCGCTCCAACTGATCGGAGTGGACACGTTGAAGAAATCGCTTGCGCGGCGTCTGCAGCAGGTCGGTCAGATCAGGTTCAGTCGGAGTTTGAGCGCCCGCTTCTATGACGAGTTGACGTCAGAACGACGCGTCGTGCGCTATGTGCGGGGAACTCAAGTCGAGCGTTTCGACCGCATCCCGGGCAAGCGCGCCGAGGCCCTAGATTGCGTCGTCTATGCCCTGGCCGCGCGACACCTGGTTACAACGCCGACGGAACGACAGATCGAGAGGCTGACAACGCAGGCCGCCCCGACAGTGGCAATGAAACGGCGCGCGTCGCAGGGGCGACTTCAGGGACCGTTTGCTCATGGCTTCGGGCCGGCGCGGTTCGATTAATCGTCGAATGGGCGGATAACCCCGTCGAGCATCTTGTCGAATTCTTCCCGCGCTTCTTCTAGTTTGTGACGAAGTTCAGAACGTTTTTGTTGAGCGGAAGATCGCTCTTCCAAGTCTGTGCTCTTTAAGTGCTTTGCCAGTTCAGCGTATTCAATACCATAATCCCATAAGGTGTCGAGGATCGGCTTCAAATTGCGAGGAAAAATAAATTTTGCTTCTTGTTCCATCTTAATAAACCGAAAATCATCTTCGGTAAGATCAAATTCATCATCGTTCCGAGTAGATTTTGTGCGCGTTTCGAACGCGCGTAACTCCCGAACGAATTCCATCCGCCGGTCGAATAGCTCATGGCGAATACGGGCACGCTCAATGTCGGCCAGGTCCTGCTGAATTTTGGTCTGGCGCCGGCCGACATGGACCGCGGCCAAGACGGCGGAAACGCCCGTGATTAAGGTCGCGCCAGCTGCGGCGAGGTTGGAAGCGACGACCCAGTCGATTACGTAATTCATTCGTTTTCTGAGAAGCGACGCGACCGAAGCCGCGTCGCCGTTAGAAGTGGACTAGGAGGGGAAGCCGTCCGGCAATAGCGTTGCCGGCTTCACCGCATCGAACAGCGAGGAGTTTTTGAACTCGCTGATACGCCCTTGATTGATGCCGTAATAGGCGGCGATCAGGTGCTGTTTAATGCGCTTCAGAAGCGCCAGCTTAACGACCGGGTATGCGTCCGGCGACGCCCTGCCTTAATCGGCGGGGTGAATCGCTTCATCTCGCCGATTGAGGCAGGAGTCCCCGTTCAAGGCAACGCACGTTCACCCTGTGTTCCACAGAGTCATTGCCAACTGGGGATGGATGCAGGTTATTCGACGTCGCGGCCGCAGTAGCGGCACACGCGGGCCTCGCGTTTGATCCATTCCGCGCAGTGAGGGCATCGCAGATTGCCGGCGGCTGCCGCTTGCTGATTTGTTCTCGCCTCTAAAGCTTCGACGCTGGGCGACATCACCAGGGCGTGAATGGTCGCAATGGGCCAGACAAGGAAGCCGTAAAGCCACCAGGAGCCTTTATCGCGACCCTTCTTTTCAGCGATAGCGGCCGGAATGAACGCCATAAGCGCCCAGAACAAAAGCAGAAACAGAAAGACTTCCACGGCATCGCCCCTGAAATGATGTCAGGCGGATAGTGGTCGAACGCCGCTAGTCGATCAAGGGAATTTAGATTCCCGGGAGACTTAGTGAATGGCTAGTCGTTTAAAGTGTATCGTCTGTTTTAAGCTGACAAATACAGCACGTTTGTCTCAATAAGTTAGACAAACATGGGTCATTGACTCGTTATTCAAGTATAACCTATCCATAATGCGTCGCGAATAAGTCGCGTCCGTGTTCGAAGACACGTTTAGGGGAAAGGTGGGGCTTCGGCCCGCTGCTATTTCCTCGGCAGTCTTCGAACTCTTCAGCGTCCGATCACCAACGTCGAAGGTTGCTGGTCGGCTTTTCAAATAGGAACCAAATATGACCAGGAACGCCGATTCGTGGGGCGCGTTGAACCTAGAGGGGGCGGCGGAAGCTTCTGAGATCATCGCCCGCGCTCGCGCCGAGGATAACCCCATCATCATCTGGCACGCGGTGCGAGCCATGATCGAAAAGGGCGCTCCCGACGGCCGAGACTGCGGCTTTGCCTTTCGCTTGGCGGAAGCGGTGATTACCGGAAGATAACTTATCACATCGCCGCGATTCTTACGTCGGAACGAAGTAACGGCTAGCGACCAATGGTGCGAGACCGTTGCTAAGGAGCGGTCAACCAAAGGCTGAACGCGTGATCATAGCGCTTCGCCATGTCTGCCGAGAGGGCGCACAAAAACGCCGCGGCGAAGCTATCTTCTAGTTCGCGCCGCAGCTGGTTGTAGTCCCAATCGGTCAAGCTGACCCCTTTAAATTCGGTAATCGCCCGAGGGAGCACCGCCACCCCCTCGGGCGATTCCTTTCCGGCGCCTCAACCCCGAAGCCAACCGGTTGCGGCGAGGGAGGAAAGCCTCGCTGCAACCAGAATATGGCCCACATCAGCACCATTGTCCAGCACATGCGTTCTGGACAATGGTGCTGATGTCGAGTAGGGTGTGCCCTGGTCCTGCGGAGAACTTCAGTGCAAGAACTATATACAGTCACCGAAATCGCCGAGCGCATCTGCCGCGCCGATGGTCTGCGCATGTCTGACCACGCGCAGATGTATTCCTTCGTGAAAAATTGTCTTCGTCGCAATCTCCTTCAGGGGGGGCGCGTCATCGACGCGCGCGGAACGTGGGCCTTCCCTCCGCTTGAGATCTATCGCGCTCGCATCCTGTCTACGTTTGCGCGTTTTGCGATGGACATCGCGGCCTATGAGTCGGACCTGGAGCGAGCCTTAGTCAATAGTCGGCCTGACTTCCGCGAAGGGGAGTGGCCGGAGCGCACAAAGGTGGCGGGCGGTAACACCTGGCGTGGCCTACGCGACATCGTCGAAGGCGTCGCCGAGGGCGAACCCTGGGTTATGCGCGGGCGCCTCTATCGTAGCGGTTACACGACGGCGGCGGGTGTCAGGATTGGTTTCCGATGGCTCGACGAGTGCGATCATGACGACGCCGAAACTGAGCGCCAGAATGATAAAACGTTCGGGACGGGCAAGGCGCAAGGAGAGTTCGTTTTCGACCTGAACGAGCTGTTCGCCAACCTGCCACCTCTTTCGTAACCGGCGGTTCATCATGCAGCCCAATCGCATGAGCCGGGCGGAAGATGATGTCTGTGACGCCGTGCGAGCCTATGCGGCGCCCCTGGCCGAGGTGGTGGATGATTATCTCTGCCTCATGCCGGAAGGCGATCTCGCCATTCCGGTAGAAGCCAGGGCGGCGTTTCACAGCGCTTTCGCCCAGACGCTCGCGCGCCTGACCACTGCAGACGACGTGCGCTACGGGCTCAAAGTCGCCCTGGCGTTCCGCACGCTGCAAAGCAGCTACGCCGCGCATTTGAGCGCCTTTCAGCGGATCTACGACATCCTGGCGCCGCATAGCGTCATCGTGGCGCTAGCGACGGGCCGTCCGCAGGGGAGGCCTGACCAGTGAAGAACAACGAGCGCGACGTCCGCCTTAATGTCCGTGCGGTCGACAACACGTCGCCGGGCCTCAAGAAGGCCGAGGCGGCGCTGCAGCGTTTCGCATCGGCCGCCGAGAAGGCGCAGGCCCGCCGGACGGCGCGAGCGTCGGCCGATGATGCGGCGAAAATCGCGGCCGAGAACTATGAGCGTGCGACCGAAGAGGCCACGAAGTTCGGCCGCCAGCTGAACCAGATCAAGAACTGGCAGTGGTCGAGCGAGATCGTAGAGGCCCCCGAACAGCTTGCCGAGAACTTCGAGCGAGCGCGCGAGGAAGCCCGCCGCGCGAAGATCGCGCTCGACGAGGCTCGGGCGGGGGTGGCGCGCTTTACCCAGTCGGGCAACGGTTTGGCGACGCTCGAAACGCGGATGGCGGGACTGGGCGCGCAGACGACGCGGACCGAGGGTTCGACGGAGCGCTTGGCCGGCGACCTGCAGCGCCTTAACAGCATCCAGACGCAGACGGCCGCCCGAGCGAATGCGGCTGCCGGCGCCCTGCGGAACCAGGCGGCGGCCACCGCCGCCGCGGGCCGCGCGCCCTTTCTGGGGCTGCGGCCTCACGAGGCTCAGAACCTCTCCTATCAGATCAATGACCTGATCACGCAGATCGCCAGCGGCACGCCGCCGATGCAGGCTTTTGCGCAGCAGGGCGGGCAGATCGCGCAGATCTTCCCCAAGGCGACCGGGGCGATCATTCGCTTCATCCCCGTCATCGCTGTGGCGTCGGCGGCGTTAGGGGCCTTTCTGACTCCGCTAATCCGCCTCAACCAAGAGACGGCCAAGGTCAAAGGCATCGAGAACACGCTGCGCACCTCGGGCAATGCGGCGATGTATTCGGCGAACATGCTCGCCACCGTCGTCGACCAAATGCGGGCGATGGGCGTCAGCGCTAACGACGCGCAGAAGGTGGTCAAGGTCCTGGTGCGCGAGGCGGTCGATCCGAGCTACCTCGAGCGTTTCATCGCAGTGTCGAAAAATGCAGCGCAGGTCTGGGGCGAAGACTTCCCCGACGCCGCAGAGAAGGTGACCGAAGCGTTTACCGGCAACGTCGGTGCGATCCTGGCGCTTGACGACGAGATCGGCTTCCTGACCGCCACTGAGCGGAAGCAGATCGAGGCGTTGAAGGAGTCGAAGAAAGAGGCGGAAGCCCGGACCAAGGCCTTCGACATATTCGCTCAGCGCTATGGTGAAACCGCCGAAAAGATGGGCGGCCCATGGCTGCAGGTGGTGAACAATCTGAAAGGCGCCTGGGTCGCCTTCGCTGATTTCGTCAACGTCATCGACTGGTCCAAGCTCAAATCCGAGCTGAACTGGATCGCGAACAAACTTGCTGAAATCACGTCTAAGCTACCGGGCGCCCGGGCCGCCACGAAGGACTATGTCGCCGACGACGTGTCGAAGGCCTACGGGCGGCTGCTGGAGCTTGAAAGCACAAAGGCGCGCTTCGAGGCGCAAGGCAACCGCCTGGGCGCTGCGCAGACGGCGCGCTCCATTCAGGAACAGCGCGGCATCATCGCTCTGGGCGAGACGCGACTGGCCGGGATGCAACTGGTCGACGGCACGAGCGAACTGACCCGCCCGCGCCCGGCCAAGGACACCACGACGCGCCCTGACCCGCCGGCGCCGACAGGACGCGACCGCAGCGCCGATGACGCCAAGCGCAAACTGGAAGCGCAGCAGAAGTTCCTCGCCTCCCTGCTGGAAGAGAACGAAGCCCGCGCCTTTCAAGTCTCGCTGCTGGATGAGACGGAGCGACGGCAGCAGGTCCTGACGGCGCTGCGCGAAGCCGAGAAGGGCGCCGCCGCCGTCGGCCTGACTCTGACGCAGGCGCAGAAGGACGCGATCGAACAGTCCGTCACGCGGCTCTACGACGAGCAGAAAGCGCGGGAGGCGATCAAGTTGATTGACGCCGCCCGGCTCGACCTTGCCCAGAAGCGCGGCGAGGTCGAGAGCAAAGACGCCTTCGTTCAGCGGATGATCGCCGCAGCAGCTGAGCGCGGGATAAAACTAAACGAAGAAAACCTGCGCACCTATACAGAAATTCTTCAGCACAACTGGGACATCGAGGATTCCAAGCGTCGCCAGCAGGCGCTTGAACAGACCATGTCGACTCTGGAGCAGCAGCGCGCCGAGCTTCAGCGCCAGATCCTGTTCGCCCAGGAAACCGGCGACCTGTCTAAGGCAGCGCAGCTGCAGGAGCAGTTGAACGGCGTCAATGCCGCTCTGCTGACGGCAATCGACAACATGACCGCCTTCTGGCAGGCGGCCGGCGGCCCTGGGGCCGCGGCTGCGATCCTGGCGCTTGAAGGGAAAAAGGACGCTGTCACCGACATCGGCAGGCGCGCGCTGATCACCGGCAAGCAGTTCAACGACGCTTTCGCCAGCACGGCGACTTCCGCCCTCGACAAGTTCGCTCAGTCCGTCGGCGAGGGGCAGAACGTGCTTAAGAGCCTAGCCCAGGCGTTCTTTCAGTTCGCAGCCGACTTCCTGCGTCAGATCGCGCAGATGATCATTCAACAGCTGATCTTCAACGCCATCAGTGCGGGCGGCGGCGCCGGCGGCCAGGGCGGCGCCGGTGGAATGTTCGCCAGGTTCTTCGGGTCGAAGCACACCGGCGGGCTGGTCGGCCACGGTGGCGGCTTCCGGGCGGTCAATCCGGCGGTCTTCGCCAACGCGCAGCGCTACCACTCGGGCGGGCTGGTCGGCAACGAGGTGCCGATCATCGCCAAGCGCAACGAAGAGGTGCTGACCGAGGATGATCCGCGCCACCGCTTCAACGGCGGCATGGGCGGCGGCAACGTCACGCTGAAGAACGTCAACGTGCTGGACCCGGGCGACGTGATGGCGGCCGGACTGGAGACGGAGGCGGGCGAACGGTCGTTCTTCAACTTCCTCACCCGCAACGCGGCCGCAATACGGGGGGCTATCGCATGATGGGCTTGTTTTCGCGCGTGCGTCGCGCTCCTCAGCGGCGCCGGTTCGATGCTGCCGCAACCGGGCGCGGCTGGTCTCAGCAACGTTCTTTCCGGTCCCTCAACCTGGAAACCCTACAGGCGTTTGCGACGGTTCGCGCGCGGGCACGGCACGCCTACGCCAATGACCCGCATATCCGTGCGGCGGTCGAGGCCTGGGTTACGGCCCTGGCAGGCGCTGGCGCCAGGCCACAGCCGGGACACCCGGACGCCGCGCGCCGGGAAGCGATCATCGCCGCCCTGGATGACTGGGCGGACGTCGCCGACATCAGCGCGCGAAGCGACTTCTGGGGCCAGCAGGCCGAATTCGTCCGCAGCATGGTCATCGACGGCGAAGCCTTGGTGCAACTCCTGGACACGGCGGACGGCCTGCGCCTGCGCCATCTGCCGACGGAACTTCTGGACGAGAGCGAAACGCGCGTGGGGGAGGGCGGCGCCTACACGCTGGGCGGGGTCGAGTTCGATCGCCACGGGCGGCGTGTTGCTTACTGGATTCGGCCCGAAGTCCCCGCCGCACATTTGACCTGGACCCCCGCCGAACGGGTCGACGCGCGCGATGTGTTGCACATCTTCCGCCCCCTCGCCGCGGGGCAGGTGCGCGGTATCAGCTGGCTGGCGCCGGTCCTGTTGACCGCGCATGAGGTCGACAAACTCGCTGACGCCTTGACGGTCGGCGCCCAGGTCGCCGCCGCCTATGCGGGCATCCTGCAGGACAATAGCCTTACGGGCGCGGAACTGACCGACGAAGGGCGCAGCGATCCGATTGCGGACGGGGCGCCATTGGTTCCGGGAACGATTCGCGTCATCGGCGTGGACCAAACGCTGACGCTGACGACGCCGCCGCAGGCTCAAATGACGCTCGCGTTCCTAGAGTCCCGCATTCGCTCGATTGCGTCGGGGGCAGGCGTACCGGCCCATTTGGTTTCGGGCGACCTGTCAAAGGCCAACTACGGCTCGCTGCGCGCCGATATGGTGGCGTTCCGCCAGCGGTGCGAGGTGATTCAGTACGGCACGATCGCGCCGCAATTGTTGCGCCCTGTTTACGCGCGCGCCGTCACTTCGCTCATTCTGAGCGGGGACCTGGACGCATCCGACTTTGAGGCCGCCCGTCGCGATTGGTTGCGCGCCGACTGGTTGTTCCCGGCCCCGCCCTGGATCGATCCGGCGAAGGATGCGGCCGCAGAAGCCCTTCTGGTTCAGCACGGCTTCAAATCCCGTTCGCAGGTCATCGCAGAACGCGGCTGGTCGCCTGAGGCGATCGACGCACAGATCTCGGCGGATCGCGAACGTGAGCGCGCCCTGGGCCTGACCTTTGGCCCGCAATCTTCCCCGCAGAAGGAGTCCCGCGATGACGACGATGACGCTTGAGACTCGCGCTTTCCCCATTGCGCCGAGCACATGGAACGCCGAGGCGCGCACCTTTCAGGCCGTAATATCGACCGGCGCCGACGTGCAGCGGCGAGATTCCCGAGGGCCGTTTATCGAGCGCCTGGACACGTCGGCGATCGATGCGGCCTCCCTAGCCGGCGTCGTCGTGCTGGACGGTCACCGTCAGACCGGAAGCGAGCACGTCGTGGGGACCGTGCTGCGCGCGTGGCGTGAAGGCGTCGCCCTTGTTGCTGAAATCCGCCTCTCGGCTGCGGAAGACGTCCGATCGGTCGTCCAGAAAGTCGAGGAACAGATTCTGCGCGGAATTTCGGTCGGTTACGCCGTCACCCGCTGGATCGAGACAACGGACCCCCAAACCAAGGCCCGCATTCGAACCGCCGCGAAGTGGACCATTCGGGAGGTCTCCCTAGTCGGCATTCCCGCCGACACCCTGTCGCACATCAGAAGTGAGGACGCGATGACGACCCAAACTGAGACGGATACCACGACCGTCATCCACCCGCCGGCGGTCACTGAAACCCGCGCGGCAGTTAACGCCCAGATCCGCAGCCTTGCGGAAACCGCCGGCCTCGATCGCACCTGGGCGGATACCCAGATCGACGCGGGCGCTGATATCCACGCTGCGCGGGCGGCGGCCTTTGATGCGATGGCGCAACGTAGCGCCGGTGCGCCGAACATCCGGGCGCACGTCGACCCCTCGAGTGGCGATAACCCGGACGTTATCGCTACGCGCCAGGCCGAAGCCCTGGCGCAGCGGATGGGCGGCGCAGAAGCGTCCGAGGCTGCGCAACAATATGTCGGCCTGAGCTTCGTGGATCACGCCCGCGCGGCATTGGTTCGCGCCGGCGAGCGCGTCGAAAACCTGTCGCCCGAGGTCATTCTTACGCGCGCAATGCAGACGACCTCGGACTTTCCCCTGCTGCTGGAACAGGGAGGACATCGCGTTCTCTCGACCGCCTATCAAGCCGCCGAGTCGCCACTGAAGGAAGTGGCGGTGCGACGTGAAGTCAGCGACCTGCGCGACGTTACGGTGCTGAAGCTGGGCGAAGGGTCGGGCCTGGAAAAGGTCAATGAGGCCGGCGAAATCACCTACGGGGCTTTCGGTGAGGGCGCCGAAACGTACAAGGTCGAGACCTTCGGAAAAATCTTCACCCTGTCCCGCAAACTGCTGCTGAACGATCAATTCGGCGTCTTTGGCGACATGCTTCGCCAAATGGGCCAGCTGGCCGCGTCGACGGAAGCCAATGCTCTTCTGGCGCTGCTGACGAAGGCTTCGGGAGCCGGGCCGACGATGTCGGACGGAAAACCGCTTTTTCATGCCGATCACGGCAACCTCGCCGCTTCGGGCGGCCCTCTCTCTATCGCTACGCTGTCGGCTGCGCGCCAGGCGATGCGTTCGCAGAAGGGGCTTGATGGGAAAACGCCCGTCGGCGTCCGTCCGGCTTACCTGGTCGTCGGTCCCGCGCTCGAGACCGAAGCGGAGCAAATCCTCGCCACGCTGGCCGCGACGAAGGCCGATGACGTCAACCCGTTCTCGGGCACGCTGCAGCTGATCGTCGAGCCGCGGATCACCGGCAAGCAATGGTATGTCTTCGGGGACAAGGCCACGGCCCCCGTCCTGGAGATCGCCACGCTGACCGCGGCGCCGGGACCCCAGATCGCGTCGCGCGAGGGCTGGTCTACCCTGGGGCGTGAATATCGCGTCACGCTCGACCTGGGGGTCGGTGTGACCGACTGGCGCGGCGCCTACCGCAACGCGGGCGCCTGAGATGTCGGCGGTTGAACGGCTCAGAGACGCAGAGGCCGCGCTTCATGCCCTTCTGACCGGGACGGCCGCCGTCGAGGTCTCAGACCAGAACGGGGAGCGGGTGAAATACAACCAGGCGTCCGCTCCCCGGCTTCAGGCCTACGTCGACAGGCTCCGCGCTGAGATTGCGGGCCGCCGGCGCCGGTCGTCCTACGTAATCACTACTTCGAAAGGGCTTTGATCATGGCCACGAACTACATCCAACCCGGTCGGACTCTGACCATTCCGGCCCCCGCAGCGGTCGCTTCCGGCGGCGTTGTCATCGCGGGCGCCATCGTCGGCGTCGCCCAGATCGACGCCGCATCGGGCGACCCGGTCGACGTCGACACTGTCGGCGTTTGGGAGCTTCCCAAGGTGGCGGCTCTGGCGATCGGCCTGGGCGACATCGTCTATTGGGACGCTGAAGCCGCGCTGGTGAACAAGACGGCCTCGGGCAACACGAAGCTGGGCGTAGCGGTCGAGGCCGCTGCTAATCCTTCCCCCCTGGTGAAGGTGCGCCTGGTGCAGTCGGTCTGATTTGATGGTGATCGAGCCGTCCGCGATCATGCCTGACACCCCGCTTCGCCTAGCGACAGCGGCTAAACTGGCGTTCCCGGATGGTTCGATCACTGCAAAATCATTGCGCGGCGAAGCGAAGCGTGGCCGGCTGAGAATCACCCGGATCGCCGGGAAGGACTTCACAACGCTCGCAGCCATCAAGCGGATGATTGAAGAATGCCACGTCCCACAAAGCCGCCCCGCCTCTACCTTCGCGAACGCCCCGGCCGCGAACCCGTCTACGTCATCCTCGACCGTGGACGCGAGATCAGCACTGGCTGCGGCGCAGAACGCCAGGGAGAAGCTGAAGAAGCTTTCTCCCGCTACCTCGCCGACAAACACACCCCCCAATGGGGCGACGGTGATCCCGCTCGCGTCCCCGTCGCGGATGTGCTGACCCTCTACATCGAAGAAGTGGCGCCGAACCATTCACGTCCCGAAGACGTGGCGTTCCATAGCGGGCCGCTTCTCGACTATTTCGGCCTCATGTCCTGCTGGGACATCACCGCCAGCACCTGCAAGGGCTACGTCAAACAGCGCGGCGAGGGCCTGAACGGGCGCCGCCCCGTCAAACCTGGGACCGCCCGCCGGGAACTAGAAACCCTGCGCGCCGCCCTGGGCTATGCCTATCGCAACCGGAAGATCGCAAAGCCGATCGTCGTCCATTTGCCGGAAAAAGCACCGCCCCGGACGCGTTGGCTCACGCGTTCGGAGGCCGCGCGTCTGATAGCTGGGGCGCTGGGCTTCACGCCAACGGAGTTCGATTCGTCTGGCCGTCCGACGAAATGGAAGCGTGTTGGGGAGCCCTCCTATCACGTCGCGCGCTTCATCCTGATCGCGCTTTATAGCGGCACACGTCACGAAGCCGTGCTGAAGCTGCGCTGGGGCGTCAACAGCGCCGGGGGATGGTTCGACCTTGATAGGGGCGTTCTCTATCGGCGCGGGGAGGGCGAGCGCGAAACCCGCAAGCGGCGTCCCCCTACGGGGATTCCCGGCAATCTGCTGCCGCACCTGAATCGCTGGCGTCGCCTAACCGACATCGGTCCCTGTGAATACGATGGGCGGCTGACGCTACGGCAAAAGACGGGATTCGCTCGCGCGCGCCGCCTAGCCAAGCTGGGGGACGATGTTACCCCGCACATCCTGAAGCACACCTGCATCACCTGGATGCTTCAGCGAGGCGTCTCAACCTGGGATGTCGCGGGATTCACCGGCACGTCAGAAAAAACAATCCGGGAGGTGTATGGCCACCATTCTCCCGACCACATGAACGCAGCAATCGCTGTGTTTCGTGGGCGTAACCTGGGCCAAGGTAGAAGGGAAAGCGCGTGAAGCACGCTAACACACTGAAAGAAATGGTCGGAGTGGCAGGATTCGAACCTGCGACCCCCGCGTCCCGAACGCGGTGCTCTACCAGACTGAGCCACACTCCGACTTTTGCAATCAGGCGATCCGTGGGCCGCCGCTTGCGTCGAGGAGGGGGCTTATAGCCATGCCGACGGGCCCTCGCAAGCGGGTAAATGAGCCTCCAGAAAAAACTCTTGGGTCGATGAAAATTCTTTCGTTTTCAGGTGTTGCATCCCCCGAAACCTTGGCGTATCTGACCGCTCCTCGCCGCGACGCACTGTCGGGGCGGGACACCGGACCGCTGGGGAATGGTGTAATGGTAACACTACGGTTTTTGGTACCGTCATTCTAGGTTCGAGTCCTAGTTCCCCAGCCACCGCCCTCACTGCATTTGAGCGCCTTCGACCCCCTCCACGAGGGGTGGGTTTTACAGTGGGTTTTACAGTTGCCCGTCTGTTCCGGCCTTCTTCAAGCCGTGCGATCATGCCAAGTCCGATGGCTTCGCCGGTGACGTAGCGGCGCGCGATCTCCTTCACCCGATCCAGCTCCCAGCCCAGGATGGTGGCGACATCGTCGAGCGGCAGGCCCGCCCGGATGAAGTTGGTGGCCGCCGTGCCCCGCAGGTCATGAAACCGCAGCCCTTCCAGACCGGCCGTCGCGCCCGGTCCGCCTCGGATCCTGGCGGCTTCATCCGCGTCCACTCGGGCCCGCCTGACCCCGCTGTCGAGCCCGTTGCCGGGCGGCGTCCACGGTTCGCCCTCCGATGTGGCCAGGACGGTCGGACAGGCGCCGCGTTCGAGTTCGTTCAGCACAACGCGCACGTCGTCGGTGATCGGGATGACCACCGTCTTGCGCCCCCGGCTTTTGCCGGTCTGCCAGATGATGGCGCTGTCCTTCACGGCGCTCCAGGGCAGGGTGATGAGATCGTTCTTTCGCAGGCCGGTGACGGCCGCCAGCCGGATGGCCGCGGCCACCGGTGGGTCGGCATGTGTCAGGATCGTCTGAAGATGATGAGGCTCCCAGATGATCTCGGCTCGGTTGACCTCATAGATGCGGGGAAAATTCGCTACCGGATTAAGGGGTAGTTCGCCGCGGTTCACAGCCCAGTTGAACACCAGAGACAGAGCGCCCAGCAGCTCGTCGGCCGTCTTCGGCGTGGCGGCCCGCCGGTCGCGCCAACCGAGCAGGAAGGACCGGGCCTTCGGAGCGGTGAGGGCGTTCAGTGTCAGCTCGCCGAGCTCCGTGCGCACCACGTCGAGGTGCTTTCGGCGATCAACCTTGGTGCGGGGCGCCAGACTGCGGTCCACGGTCATCAGCTCGAGATAGCGGGTGATGAGGCCGTAAAGCGTCAGGTGATCGACCGGCCGCTTCTCGGGTCTAGCCTGCGTCCGGTAGGCCGCCGCCGCAGTCGGCGCCTTGCGGGCGACCTCGCGCGCCAGCGACCTCGGATTGGAAGCCGCAGCCGCCAGGATCTGCGGACCGCCGCGCCAAGCGTACCAGTATTCGAAGACCCGGTTCGCCTTGGCGCGCCGGACCCTATGCACGCCCGGCAACATCCGGGTGATCGGCAATGAATCGGTCGAGTTCGGCATCGGCCTCGTTCACCTTAGGTTCTCCAGAAGAATCCAGACCGGCGAGCCGGTCAAGATGGGCGTCCAAGGCCTTGCGGTCATAGCGCCGTCGCGCGCCCAGACGCACATGACCGAAGCTCAGCTTGCGGACGGTCGCCGCCGGCAGCCGGAGATAGTCGGCGGCTTCCTGCTCTGTGAGGAGGCGGGGCTCCATGGGCTGCTCCATCGGAATGATCAGGGTTCGGCTTCCGAGACGCTCGGGAGGCCGCCGGACCCTGACGAATCAGAACCGCGCGCGGGTCCGCGCACCATCCCGCAGGTCTCCGGTGAGAGGTTTGAGGAAAGCCCGCCTGAGTGTCCGAAGAGCAGACTTCCGGTGAACCCACGCGCCGACCTCGCATCGATGCGACCGTTTCCGGCGTGGTCGTCGCCGATGAATGGCTTCCGCCCTTCGGGGAGAGCCCCCTTTGGGGTATGAAGGGAGGGGGACGTCGTAATGGTGCGTCGAATCATTCCCAGAGGCAGAATGACGTCATGTCCTATCGGTTGATCGATCTCTTCTCAGGCGCGGGCGGCATGTCGCTCGGCTTCCGTCAGGAAGGCATCGAGCCGATCCTTGCTCTGGACAACGACGCCGCCGCCGTGGAGACGCACAAGGCGAACTTCCCCGGCGAAGCCTACTGCGCGAACATCGAGGAGTGGTTGCTCACGGCCGATATCCCCGAAGCGGATGTCGTGATCGGCGGCCCGCCATGCCAAGGCTTCAGCCTGCTCAACAAGAAGCGCGACGGCGACAGCCGCAGGGCTCTGTGGGAGCCCTATCTCGAGATCGCCAACCGATCAAACGCCCGTGTCTTCATCATGGAGAATGTGGCGGAGCTCTTCCGGTCTCCCGAATTGGACGCCATCCGCGCCAAGGCGGCTGAATTCGGTTTTGAGACCAAGGCGGCGATCGTCAATGCGGCCGATTACGGCGCGCCCCAGACCCGGCGCAGGACCATCGTGGTCGGATGGAGGCGCATCGCCGAGCCGGACTTCCCGCCGCGTCCGACCCATGCCGAACCGAACAAGGGGCTGAACCTCCCCCCGTGGCGGACGGTGCGTCAGGTCATCGGCGACCTTCCCAGGCCGATCGGCACCGAGATCGGCGTCGGCGCGCCCATGGACCTGCACTTCGGACGCACCCCGACCGCCCGCAGCATCGCGCGCTACAAGGCCGTGCCGCCGGGCGGCAACCGCTTCGATCTTCAGCGCAATGCGCCGGAGCTGACGCCCGACTGCTGGGTCCGCAAGACCTCGGGCGGAACCGACCTCTTCGGTCGTCTCTGGTGGGACCGTCCCTCCGTCACCATCCGCACGGAGTTCTTCAAGCCCGAGAAGGGCCGCTATCTGCATCCGGATCAGGACCGGCCGATCACGCACCGGGAAGCGGCGCGTCTGATGGGCTTCCCCGACGACTTCACCTTCGTCGGCAACAAGACCCAGATCGCCCGGCAGATTGGCAATGCCGTGCCGCCCGCCCTGGCGGCCGCATTGGGACGCATGGTGATGCGCATGCTCAATCCGCTGGCGATGAGCGCCTGACGCCTTGAGCGACCCGCTTCCCCTCCTGCCGATCGACCGTTCCAACGAAGTCGCACGGCTCAAGGACATGCTGGACGCCTTCGCCGAGCGGCTGGAAGGCGCCGACCTGCGCGATCAGGTGCGCAGCCTGGTGCCGGTCTTTCATGAACTGCGCGCTTTGGGCGTAAGTCTTCTGCCCGAAGCGACCAGCTCAGCCCGCGAGCGGATCATCGCCTACCTGCGGCGCTATCCCATGACCCTGATCGAAGGGGACGAGCTGCTCGTCGTCTCCGGGATCGGCGAATGGGCCCGGCGCGTGCGCGAACTGCGCGTGCAGTTCGGCTGGTGGATCTACACCGGCATGACGCTGCGGGAGCTGGCTGAAGAGAACAGCGAGGCCGCCGAGGATCTCGCGGCCGCACTGGGCGTGGCGTTGGACGCGGTCCGTCCCGACCACTATTTTCTCGCCCGCGCCGACCAGGACCGGGACGCCGCGCACCGCTGGAATCTGCTCAACACCATCCGCAAGCAGAAGCTCGGAGTGAAGGCCAAGATCCTGGCGTATCTGCGGGCCAATGTCGGCACGCCGGTGACGCTCGAGGAGCTGCGCTACCTCGCGGGCGACAAAAGCGAATGGGCCCGTCGTGTCCGGGAGCTCCGCACCGAAGAGGGTTGGCCCATCTTCACCCGTATGCAGGGACGTCCGGATCTGCCCGTGGGAAGTTATGTCCTGGATGAAGACAAGCAGGCTCCCGAGCACGATCGGCGCATTCCCGACGACGTGCGCGTCGCCGTCCTTGAGCGCGACGGCTTCGCGTGCCGTCACTGCGGTTGGACGCGGGATCAACTCCGCACCGAAGACCCCCGCAAGTTCCTCGAGCTGCACCATGTGACGCATCACAAGGACGGCGGGGCCAATACGGTCGAGAATCTGGTAACGCTCTGCAACGTCCACCACGATCAGGTGCATGCCGGAAAACTGATCGCCCCGGACCCTTCACGGGCCGACTGA